TTAATAAATAGCCCGTTGGATGATTTTTGTCAAACGATCCCTGCCGCTCTTCACAAATCATCACAAGCTAATCACAGCCAATAAAAAAGCCACCGCTTAGGGTGGCTTAGGAAACTGGTTGCAGAGGCGGGACTTGCACCCGCGTTCTTCTGGGTATGAACCAGATGAGATAGCTGCTTCTCCACTCTGCTACAAAGGCCTATTTGGCTATATTCGTATATTTTACAGTATAATCGCGGGATTATGCATTGAAATGTCGTAAATATCAGGCTATGAATTAAAACTGTAGGGGAATCACCCTCTACATCTACCGAAAGGAGGTGAGACATGTGAACAAACCCAAGAAAATAAAGGTTAAGATTAAGGTCAAAATCTGGATGCTAACACTGGAACTGACCATAATCCTCTAACCTAACGGGGTGGAGAGAAATCTCCATCCCACCTTGGGTAAAACATGTTTCCTCCTTTCGGCATTAAGTGGAATATATCACATGACACCGCAACAATTCAAGACCTGGCGTAAAAAAATGGGGCTGACCCAGGCAGGGGCGGCTAAAGTCCTCGGGGTTTCCAAACCAACGATTGAGAATTACGACAAAGGCATCCGGCGTGGTTCGGGTGATGTGTTCGAGATTCCCCATGTTGTCGCTCTTGCCTGTGCCGCGCTTTGGCACCGCATTGATCCTTGGGACAAGGTTTGTGATGAGCCAGAGGATGAAGAGATTTCGAGATAGCCACGCCTTGCCCGTTTTGCGGCCAATTTCTTACCCTTGGATCCTGCTTTCAAGCTATGTTCCCTTTATCTGGCTATCTGATTGCCCTTGCCGTGTCGATTTTTTCAACATACTTGGATGCACAAAAAATCGACATAGCTTGTTTATCACGCTGCGACACGACCGTTTTCATCTGGCTCGCGATCAATATAGGATCGCTGCCATGTCTGATCATCATAAGCAGAGAAATATCTGTATGTTTTCTGGTCAAACCATAGGGAAGTCTTGCCCTCAAAATCGCCTGATCGCTGCTTGGCAACATTCAAAATCACACCAGGCTTTTTCTTGGCATCCTGCCGATCTGCTTCTGCTGTCGCCTTTTGCAATTCTTCCTCATTCTTGCGATTGCGCCAAATCGTGATAATATTAAACGCATTCGCCCCAATTTCCGATGCGCCCTTGACATCCTCCGTTTCCGGTACGTTTCTGTCAATACCGCTCTTTCTCGCATGCGCCACCAGATGCACATGAACATGGTTTGATACTGTCCAGTCAACAATCTTGAACACGGCCTTTTCCTGCCCCACATAATCATCAGAGGCAATGCCAAGGCGCATCAAACTGTCAATAATGAACTGGTCACAGCCATATTTGGCACGGGCATAATTGAACACATCAAGTAGAGCTTCCACAGAAGCCTTGCCCACCCGTTCATAAATCAACAAGCCAGGGTCAAGCCATGCCATGATTTTATGAATATATTCTTCTGTCGGCCGGTCAACCCCGCCCACCTGCTTTGCCAGCCGCCGCAAGCTCTGCTCGCCTTTCATTTCCAACGAGGCCAAGCAAATGCGGCTTCCCTGCTTGATCCAGTGCGGAATACAATCAGATAATATCTGGCTTTTACCTGCTCCGCTTGCCCCACTCCACAAGGTCAATTCACCAGCGCGAAACGCAAGATTATGGCTCAACTTGCCATAGGGTACGTTATAGCCTGTTTGTTCGTGAGATTGCGGCCAGAACAGATTGACAACCTTGTCCGTATAATCACTGGCACGGCGCAACCCCTCGGGGTCAAGGCTTTTGGCTTGCGTAATCGCCTTGTCCATTTCTGCCTTGGCAATACCGTTGACAAGGCAGTCATTGGCGTCTTTGAGCACCATGGTAACACGGTAACAGCGGTGACGGCCTAAGCGGCTGGCAATCTCGGCAGCGGCCAAATCGCCTTGCTCGTCCATATCGGTAGCGATATAGATTTTTTCGAACCGTTCCAGATTGTCATACTCGTTTTCAATCCAGTTTTGCTTGCCGCCCTTGCCACCACCAAATGGCACAGACAGGGCATGATAGCTATAATCCGCCCATGACAGCGCATCAATCTCACCCTCGGTAATCACCACCTCACGCGCATTATCTGGCATGGCTTGCCAACCGAACAGGATCGGCTCGCAATTGGCCGCTGTTGGTTTTGGCCGCGCTCCACTCTCCGCTAAACGTGTCTTGACCAGAGCCAACTCACCAGAGGATTTCCAAAATGGAAAAACAATCTCGTTACCATGTTCACCAATCCGGTAACGGCTGATTGTCTCCTTGGAAAGGTTACGGTTTTCATACAGGTAATCCAGCACGTGACCTTGCGGTTTTTGCCCCTTTGGCGCGGGCGGCCTGGCGTAATTTTTGGCTGGCTGCATGAACGCCTGTTGCCGTGTTAGCCCCAGATAATCACGGGCGGCATTGAGCGCATCCGCCAACGTCAATCCACGTGTTTGCGCCCACAAATCAATCAAATCACCGCCCTCACCCGTGGCAAAATCCTGCCACACACCAGCCTTTGCGCCGGTAAGGTGAACTTTCAGGCTTGAACCCTTTTCGCCGCCAACACTGCCAGCCTCCCACTCATGGCCTTGCTTGCGCCCTTGGGGCAGCAATATTTCAGCCACAGCTTGCGCCTGGTCTGCTAATTTTCGTTTGATTTCGGTAATGTCCGCCATTTTTCAAATCCTAAACCAATCATTCACCTCTAAATGTGCCTTATTTGCCGTTTTAAAGCCCTCTGAATGGCCTTCAATGTTCGTTTTCTCCCCAAGTTCATTTTTGAAATTCTCGCGCGCCCTGATAGCTTAAAATCTATTTTTTAAAATGTTCCATCTGCAAATCCCTGCACGGAATCATAAATTTCTGGCGGATACACCTCGTCCCAAGTGTAAGTTCCCCCAGGGGTTAGATCCGAGCCGTTAAGCCATTCGCCCATGATTTTCCGCATGTTTTGGCTTTGATTTTTGCCGCGCCCTGATGCCCATCGGCTCTGCCTTTGCACTTCCCGCTCGGCTCGTTCCCTCGCCCATTTGCGGTTATTCAAAACCCAAGTTTTCCAAGATAAATTCCAGTTTTCACGCCTTTCTGGAAGGTTCAGCCAGTGTAGCTTGAATTTCTCCACTTCATCGGGAATTTCCTCGACCGAAAATCCCTTTTTTAGGGCGTAATTTACGCACTCATCGTCGGCTTCCCAATCCTCCGGAATTCGGATTAACGGCTTATCGGCCTCCGCTCGCTTTCGCCTTGTTTTCTTGGGTTTTGCCGTCGTTTTTGCTGGTTCTTGAGCCTCCAGCCTGAAGCCGTCATCATCGCCAGCAGATGCTGCCACCGGCAAACTCGTTCGTTCTCGACCATCGGATTTTTCCGGCACGGGATTTTCAGACAGCAACCTTTCCGAATTTTCACCATCAGCCAAAACCTCGCCGACAGTCTCACCCTCGACAAATTCAAAATCAAAATTTTCTTTTTTGGAAACACCGATAGGTGTTTCTTTTTTCTCTATTTCTGAACGTAGTGAAGAAATAGATATATCTGTATCTGTATCTGTATTTACGCGCGTTAGTGTAGCATTTGCTAGAGCTAAGTTGTTGTTTTTATTCAATTCGCCTTCATTTTCAGCAAAATTTCCGCCGAGTTTTGTCGGAGTTTTACCAGAGTTTTGTTGAAATTTTGATGAATTTTCGGCTTTTTTCATCCCGCCTTTCGAGCCGTTTTGCTGTAACCTTAAAAGCTTTTTCTCTGTTTCAGCAAGCTCAAGATTAGCCCGTTCATTGGTTAAAAACTCATCATCTACAGTTAACTTGTCCATTGAAATAAGCTGCCCGCGATACGAATTCCACTGCTTGACCGTGTAACCAAGCATGCCAGATATATATCGCGCGTCATCTATTAACTTACCTCCGTGCATGTAAATCAAATCAAGTACAAGCCGATAACACCCTCTTAGATTGGGGTCCATGCCAATTGTACCTTCAAGGAAATCACGCGGATAGGCTTTGTAATAAGGGAAGCCTCTCATTGTATTTCTCCTAACTCTTCATCTAATTGTGGATTCCATAAGCCATCTTTGACGCGAGTAATTTTCTTGCGCCTGATAAGTTCCGCTAACAATTTCCTGATGGCGTATTTTGAGCCGCCGCCCAGAACACTCAAAAAAGTATAGTTCTCTTCTATCGGCTTCTTCTCATGATACATTTGCATGGTAAGGCTGTAATAAAGCCCGACCGCCCCTAAACTTAGCCCCCTTGTATCTTTGATAAAATCTTCAGCATAAGCCTTATGATCGGCTAGAGTCATACTCATTCCTCATACTCCTCTTCTTCATCATCAAGCTGTTTCATGATGTGATAATCTTCCGGATAGTCGGGATGGTATTCTTCCATGTGGCATTCGTGATACCCTTCCCACGTTCCCTCATCTTCGTGATAAAGGGCATCAAAATCTGTGCCGAAGCATCTTTTAATGTCTTCTGCCGGCCAAACCCCTGCCTCCCCCTCGCGTAGATATTGGCGTAGATACTGACGACCGCCGGCGGTTAATGGGAACAGGAAAACTTCAGGATGCGTATCAATGAAATTCTCACGCCACGCCCGCGTTTGC